ACAGCAGAACTCACGGCTGCAATGCGTGACCCTCGCTATGCGAAAGACCCAGCGTATCGGGAAGAAGTCACCCAGAAGCTAAATCGTTCCACGATCTTCTAATTGGAGGACACCATGTCCAAAGGAAATCTAGTGAACGTCGATGTGGGGGGCCTTGCACAAGGCCTCTTCGCTCTCATCGACCAGTTGTTCACCTCTGAAGAAGAGCGGCAGGACGCCAAGCTTCGGCTGATCGAACTACAGCAGAAGGGTCAGCTGGCCCAGCTCGCTGTGAATGCGGCCGAGGCACAGCACGAGAACATCTTTGTTGCTGGTTGGCGACCCTTCATCGGCTGGGTTTGCGGGTTTGCCTTTGCATACACCTTCATCTTCCAACCGTTCGCAACCTTCATCATCTGGGCCATCGGCACTTTCACCGATGTCTCGATCAACATTTCAACTCTACCGACGCTTGATATGTCAACTTTGCTGACAGTCCTCGGCGGTATGCTCGGCCTTGGTGCCCTTCGGACATACGAAAAGGCAACCGGAACGAATACCAATCGGGTGGTGAATGCCGCCCAAGTAGGGACCGGCGGTCTCTACTGAAAGGGTGGGCTTCTCTAGGCCCGCCCTCTCCACCCGTCAGTTACGCACTGACGGACAGCTGAGCTACTCAGAATGAAACACCGGACCAACGCGCGAAGTGTCACGGGCGCTCAGTTTCCTACCTTTTGAGACAGAACGTGCTGACCTTTTTAGGCGGCGTTCAAGGCAATCCAGAAGACACACACACGAACGTGGCCCACTGAGGTGGATAACTTCGTGCGAGGGTGAGTGCTTCGAGGACCGCCAATTCCTCAACACTCTCACAAGGTATCACAATGGCTGACGCAACCGTATCGCATCCGGGCCAGATTTTGGCTACTGGTGCTGACGACGCACTCTTTCTGAAACAGTTCTCCGGCGAAGTTCTGACGATCTTCGAGAACGAGAACGTAACCAAAGGCCGCACAATGTTGCGGACCATCACAAATGGTAAGTCCGCGCAATTCCCTGTTATGGGTCGCGCCTCGGCTTACTACCACACACCGGGTAACGAAATCCTTGGTGGCGCTGTAAAGCACAACGAGAAGATCATCACCGTCGATGGCTTGCTGATCGCTCCAACTTTCATTGCTGACATTGAAGATGCAATGAACCACTACGACATTCGCTCGCATTACTCCACCGAGACTGGCCGAATTTTGGGTCAGACGTGGGATGCACACGTCCTTCAAGTCGGTGTCCTTGCCGCTCGTACGGCTGTTGCGAACATTCCGGGTGAAAGCCCTGCAGGTTCTGTCATCACCGAAAGCGTTGCTGGTGACTATGATGACGAAGTCAAGTTGGCATCCGCTATCAAACTCGCTCTGCAGAAGATGGATGAGAAGAACATCCCAGAGACTGAGCGTGTGATCTACCTGCGGCCAGCGGCTTACTGGCGTCTGCTGGACAACGATAAGCTGATTTCGAAGGACTTCTCGGCAAATCCGGGCGACCGTTCGATGGGCTTCATCCCACGCATCGGCGGTGCTGAAGTTGTGAAGACCAACCAGCTGCCTTCCACCAACGTGACGGCTTCGACCGTTGCTGGTGGTTCGCGTGATGCGTATGTCGGTGACTTCACTAAGACTGAAGCATTGGTTATGCACCGCTCCGCTGTTGGTACTGTCCAGCTGATGGACCTGTCCACCCGCGCTGACTACGACCCTCGCCGCCTCGGCACCCAGATCGTGTCGAAGTTCGCTGTTGGTCACGGCGTTCTGCAGCCGGAAGCAGCAATCGAGTTGGCTCGCGCCTAATCCGACGACAACCAAAAGGGGTCAGTAGAGTTTTCTGCTGGCCCCATTTTTTTCGAGGCCTACAATGTCCATCAATTTCACCACCAAACTTGACGCTGTGAACACCCTTCTGTTCACTATCGGGGAGACCCCTGTAAACACCCTTTCAGGTGGTACGGATGTGGACGCAGTGACCGCAGAACAAGTCATCGACCGTACATCCCGTGCAGTTCAATCACATGGGTGGGACTTCAACCACGAGCCGAACTTTCCTCTCGCTGTTCAAGCCTTTGCACCATATGAAATCTTTGTTCCTGACACAGCCCTCACTTGCGACCCGTCGGATAAGTACCTGAAGGTGACCCAAAGGGGTAACCGCCTCTACGACGTAGCCAATCACACCTACTCGTTCTCGGGTATTACCAAGATCGAATGCGACATCACATGGATGCTCCCGTTCGATGAACTTCCAGAGACTGCTCGGAGCTACATTGCAACACGCGCCGCCCGGATATTTCAGGCTGGCTCGGTAGGCTCAGACTTAATCCACTCCTTCACGCAGCAAGATGAGGCCCAAGCGCGTATTGCTTTCCGACGAGCAAACACACGGGCAGGTGACAAGAACTTCCTCCACCACAGTAGCACTGTAAGCAGCATTCTTCAAAGGTAGGTCCATGCTAATTAGCTCCGCTATCCCAAACCTCGTGAACGGGGTATCCCAACAGCCAGCGCCTTTACGGCTGGCCTCCCAGTGTGAGGCGCAAGAGAACTTTCAGAGTTCTGTCGTGGAGGGTTTGAAGCGGAGGCCTGCCTCGCGCCATCTGGCAAAATTGACGTCCAGCTCGTGGTCTACAGCTTTCCTGCATACGATCAACCGCGACCTGATTGAACGATATCAAATGGTCATCGACGGCGGTGATCTCAAGGTGTTCGACATCTTCACCGGAAACCCAGTCACCGTCTCTTTCCCAGATGGGAAGGGCTATCTTTCAGCCAGTTCCAGAGATGACTACCGCGCCATAACAGTGGCTGACCACACATTCATCGTGAACCAGAAGGTCGATGTTGCCATGAGCAATGCGACTACAGCGTCCCCGAACCCACGCGCGCTCGTTCACGTGAAGGGTGGTAACTATTCCAAGACTTTCAAAGTCAAGATCAACAATAGCTCCTACTCGTTCACCACGCCTGACGGTTCAACTGCATCGCATCTTGCTCAAGTTGCTACCGATTACATCGCGAACCAGCTTGCTACATCCATTGATGCTGGTCTCGGCGCTTCGTGGACGGTGACGCGTTATGAGAACGTGATCGAAATCGTCAATATATCTGGGAATGACTTCACCATCTCGACAAGTGATGGCTTCAACGGTGCCTATATGAAGGCCATAAAGGGAAGCGTACAGCGCTTTTCGGACCTCCCCGGACATGCCCCTAATGGGTTCACCTTAGAGGTTACCGGAGAGGCCTCATCTCATTTTGATAACTACTACGTCAAGTGGGAAGCGGCCACTAACGGGGAGACCGTTGGGACTTGGGCAGAGACAGTAAAGAGCGGTATTAAGTACACCCTCGATGTTACGACGATGCCTCACATCCTTGTACGTAACGCCAACGGCACGTTCACCTTCAAGCAAGCTGACTGGTCTGACAGGACCGTGGGGGACGAACTAAGCGCTCCAGAGCCTTCATTTGTTGGGCGGCCTATTCGCGATGTGTTCTTCTTCAGGAACCGTTTAGGTTTCACCGCAGGTGAAAGTGTGATCATGTCAGGCGCTGGGGACTACTACCGCTTCTGGCCAAGGACAGTGACGACAAGTCTGGACAGCGACCCCATCGACATTGGTGTCTCGCATGTTAAGGTGTCTACCCTCAACCACGCAGTGCCTTTCAACCAGTCCCTTCTCCTCTTTTCTGACCAAACCCAATTCGTCCTTAGCGGGAGTGAACTACTCACACCGAGTACAGTATCAATCCCTCAGGCGACAGAATTTGAAGGGTCAGGGAGAGTTCGGCCAGTAGGTTCCGGCCCACACATCTATTTCCCTGTCCGCCGTGGCAGCTTCAGCGGTGTTCGTGAATACTATGTTGACGGTGACACGCGAACAAACAACGCCAATGACGTGACCTCTCACTGTCCGAAGTACATCCCCGGCGACGTCTTCAAGCTGGTGAGTTCATCCAACGAAGACCTCATAGCAGTACTTGCTGAGAGTGCGCCCAACGCAGTCTTCATCTACCGCTATTACTTTTCGGACGGCCAGAAGCTCCAAAGCTCTTGGTCGAAGTGGACCTTCAGGGTTACCGATACGGTTCTACATGTGGCACTCGTTGAGAGTTCGATGTACCTGATCATTCAGCGACCTGATGGTGTGTTTCTGGAAGAGATCGACCTCGAGAGTGGAAGCACTGATGCGAACTCTGATCAAAGCTATCGGGTGGACCGAAAGGTCTACGAGAGTGATCTCACCGCTCCCGTCTTCGATGGCACCTATACGACTTGGACGTTGCCCTATGATGAAGACGCACCTCTTTGGGTGTTCATTCGTGCCGGGGATGTGAGCAAGCCTGAGGGCTACGTACTGAACCACACCCGACCCGCCTCCAATACGGTGCAGGTGAAAGGGGACTGGACTGCCTCAAAGGTGTGCATTGGGGTTCGGTATGAGAGCCGCTATGAGTTCTCGGAACTTCAGATAAAGGAAGAGGCGGCTGGTGGCGGACAGACTAGTGTGTCTAGTGGACGTCTCCAACTACTGAACCTGAGTATCGACTATGACAGGGCTGGTTTCTTTTCGGTCCAAGTCACACCACCCGCGCGTTCGCCCTATGAGTATAAGTTCACAGGCCGTATCGTCGGCGCTCAAAACAACGTGCTGGGTCAGTCAGGTCTCGAGACAGGACGCTTTAGGGTTCCCCTTAAGTCCAAGAACAAAGGTCTGAAAATCCAGATCACGTCTGATCACTTCCTCCCTTGTTCCTTCCTCTCAGCCGAGTGGGA